ACATACGAACCACCAGAGTTGTAGACCATGATGATTGTACGGTCGTTTGCCGACAAGAAGGCCTGGTTGGTGGCAGCCGTGAAAGCCATGATGCCAGAGGCGTTTGCAACACCTGTCAGCTTCTTGCGCACGATGACGTCGAGAGATCCGTTTGCCTGGTTGTCCATGTCGCGGAGCGACTTGACATTCGACTGGCTCATGTCGTACAGGAGCGCCTGCTGATTCGGATTAAACAGCTGGAACGGATTGGTGACTGGGTCAGCAGCATTGATACCGTCTGCACCAATCGCCGTTGCAGTGTAACCAGATCCAGTCGTGGACGCCGTGGACTTGACCTCAGACAGGGAGTGGCCTGCCTGCATCGTCACATTGTAGACGTAGTAACGGTACTGGTGGTGGAAGGTCGGAGAGGTACCAACGGTGCCGTGGTACTTCATGTCGTTGATCAAGCAGTAGCCGATCACGGTATTCGATGCATCTCTGAACAGCATGCGGAATGTTCCGACCATGCCTGGATCGACTTGCGAGTTCGGATACGCTGGCGCAGGAGCACCAGAAGTATCAGCAGGCTGCAGAACGATGTAGGTTCGCTCTGGGAAATTCAGAATGCCCGAAGCAATTTTCTTCGTGGAACGCGCCTTCGGAACCTGAACCGGCGTGTTGGTCTTGATCTCAACTCTGTATCCGTTGACATAAGCGACAGAAGGTGAGACCATGCACACAACCTTATCTGTCGAACCGTCAAAGGCAAAGCCTTGTGCATCGGTTTCGGAGTTCTTGGCGGACTCGAAGAACTTGATCTTGAAAGGAGCCAGCGTGTAGTTGCCGTTCGTTTCATAGTCGCGCTGAGCGATCTCATCCATGATGGATGCGTACTGCGATTCAGATGCTTGATACTCGATCCCTCCCAGAGAATTGACACGGGCGAGAACGATGAAATCATCACCATCGTCGTCATTGTAGCCGCGCTTGTTGAGAACCAGAGAAGCCTTGTAACGATCAGCACCTGGAGCCGTGGAGTTTGGGTATCCGAGAGACGGGTCGAGCAACGACTGGTCTTCTTCGAATGTAATCACTTCCTGCTGGAAATCGAGACCGATCTTGCAGGCCGGAATTGGAATCGTGCCGTCAGGCAAGGTCGTGTTGTCGATCACAACAGAGGAATCGTCTACAACCTGACGAGAGGTTGTGTTCGTTCCAACCGTTGTTGTGACAGTCGACAGCGATGCTCGCGGAGAGATCTTCTTGAGCGAATACTTCTGGACGATCAGCTTCTGGCGTGGGCAGGAGACGAAGTAGCCGTCATAGTAGAAGACGCCCTCGTCAACCGTGAAGATCTGGCCGATGCCTGTTGGTGGCGGCTCGGCAACAGCTTCAGAGCCGGACTGCGAGCAACCTGGGCAACGAACCGTGACAGTGTAAACCGTCTGGTTGTTCGAGTCGATGACCTGAACGTTTTCGCCAGGAAGGAAGACCTTCTGCTTGCCATCGATACCGACGCCCGTATAGACCACGAACATAGTCGGAGGATCGTCAACTGTTGCATTGACACCCATGACATAGACGGCGGTGACGCCAGAGACAGAGCCCAGCAGCTGTGTGCCTTCAGCAAACTGCTCAACATTCGCCAGCGGACCAGTCGCTGGAGGCGGGCCGATGTAAGCATTTGGCTTCAGGCGAACATACGCCGTTCCCGTCATGACCGACTGGCCACCGGAAACGATCGAGCCGTTCTTGAAAATGTTGTTCGCAAACTGCTCCAGCTGATTCTGCCAGATGCTCTGCATCGTGTTCAGCTCTCGAGCCTGAACAGGCAGTCCAGCCTGGAAGAGTACCTTCAGGTAGTTCTTCGCTGGATCGAAATCATCGAAGTATGGCGCACGGTTGAAATTGAGCTGTGGCATTCTATTCTCAGAAGGTGATTGCGATCTTCAGACGCTCTTCGGCATCTGTAGTGTGATGAATTTCAGTGATGTTGTCGAGGTAAAGCACGTGGCCCGACGTTGGTTCGTATTTATCCAGGCCTGCGGTGCCGTAATTGGAAGAAGCGGGACCCACGAACGCAATCGCATTGTCGGTTGATCCCGTCTTTGCACCAACATCAGAAATCAGAGCGACCTGATGGTAGCGGAAGTCTGGGAGGATGTATCCTGTCAGCGTATTCGATACGTCATACGAAAGCAGGATAGCATTGGCACCCAATTCCAGCGCCATGTTTGCGCCGTGGCCCTGAACAGGAGCCATGATGGCCTTGGCTGTCCAAACGACCTTGACACCAGAGTAGCCAACTGGATACGGAACCACAACAACGACCGCCCAAGTGTAGTTAGAACCGCCATTCGCGATAGACAGAGTCAGGTGGTTGGAACCGTCAAGTGCTCCAGTGATAGAAGCGCCTGTGCCGTCACCGAGCACGAAGATTTCAACGCCATTGGCGAAGACCTTTGTTGGATCGACTGTCGCGACAGCAGTGATTGCTCCACCCGCGATTGTTGCCGCCTGGTACAGGATCGTGGCTCCTGAAGTAGCTGGCGAAGCGATCAGGTAGGTGTTTGTGCCGTAACCGGCACCGGCTGCAGATGCATACGCGCGCGTGAGATTGTTACCAGTCCAAGATACAGCTGCTGCAGAAGACAGGACTGGCGATACAACCGCTCCGGTCTTATCGAAGGATGCAATCGTCAGGTCCGGAGACGTCAGTGGAGCTGTGATTGTGTTTGGAGACGTAACGTGAGAAGCAATTGTTGATGTCGCATACGTCGAGATGGAACCTGTTGCAGCGTGCTGCTGGACGTTCCACTGGTCAGGATTTGCGCCCTGAGTTGGTGAAGTCGTGACAGGAACGTATCCTGGGAGCGTGCCAGGCGAGATACCGAACGTTGTGTTGTCTGGACCAACAGAGCCCATGAACTTCCAGACGTATCCGTCACCAGTTACAGTGTAATCGTTCGTCTTTCCTGATGGCTGCACTGTCGAAGCTGCGCCATTCTTGTTGTCGATGACCTTGTAGATGTCGCCGCTAGCGGTCGTGATGTAGTAGCCGGTTCCAGACTGCGGAACCTCGCCCAATCCATCATACTGCAAGTAGACTGTGCCGGTCGTCCAGTCATTACGCTGGAGACCCAGACGTGCATTCGACGAAGACATACGTAGCAAGGTGAACGCTTCGTTCTTGACTTGCTGGATCGTGGATTCGATGTCAGGCGTCTCGGTTGGCGGAGTCGTTGGATTCGGCCAATTGGCGACACCAGAGAGCGCAACATACAGGTTGTAATTGACTCCGGTGCCTGGCTTGGCAGGGCCGACGTAGATCCAGGTAACCGTGTTGTCGATATTGGAGCCAGTAGACGTCGGGCCAAGAGAACCTGACTGACCCGTCCTAGAGTTCACATAGACATTGCCAAAGTTCGTGACTTGGTCACCAACGAAGTAGTTCGTATTCGCCTGCCAGGCCTGTGGGTTCTGAGTCTGCAGATCCGAGATCATCGACTGAACCACATACGACTTGAGTTTTACGCTGATTGCCGCCATCTGTTAGTCCTGGAATGTGATAGAGTCGCCCGACTGCGTCACGATTGTGAATAGGTGATGAGTGAAAGACTGACCCAAGATGTTTCCTGCTTCAGAGATAGACTCGATGACAACGTCACGAGCAGTTTCTGTAAGGCCTGCTTGTCCAGAAATGATTGGCTGTGTAGCCACGGAAGCTGGACCTGCTGCAAGATGAAGATCGGCAACACCTTCTCGGCTAGAAACGGTGAATCTCAGATAGCCAACTGGGTGGAGCAAATCATCAACAGCATCCAGATACAGATCAGGATCTTCTTGTGTTTCAATCTCGTAGGAGAACTGTTGGTATTTATTGGAGTCGATGAGGGTGGCATTGATTCCCAAGAATCCCGCTTGGTTGGTCCACGCCTTGGTGCTGAAACGCGTCTGGGTCCCGAAGGAGAAGGTAGCTCCAGATCCGAACTCAGATTCAACAGTTACGTTGATTGTTGGGATGTTGGTTCCCAGGATCAGGTAAGGCTGATCCGCCGAGACCTTCTTCAGTCGACCGATCGTATTTGTGAAGCCTAGAATGAATGCTCTTGAGTGATCCGTCTTCAGATACGCAATCGCCCGTTCACCATTCTGTGCTGTCAGGTTGGTCAGTAGGTTGTAGGAAAGAATCAGCTGAGTAACCTTCGCACGCTGGCCATCCCACCACCATTGAGGTCCGAACGTTCCGCCCGGATTGGCTGGAGGCAGCTTCGTGAGGGTGACCTTGCCCATGGTCTGGCCCCACTTGAATGGCTTGACGCTTGTTCCAGCTGTTCCGAAGCCAAGGACTGCTGATGGCCGTGGCTTCGGTGGCGCCGGCGGATCGACGATGTAGATCGTCGGCATCACATCATAGCCATACCCTGGGTCGAATACTTCTACATCAGCGATACCACCATCTGGGGTGATCGCCGTGACATAAGCAGAAAAGCCTCTGCCATGGATGTTGTTTGCAGGACGCGCCCTGATGATGTTTCCAACTGAGTATCCGACGCCGCCGTTTACGATCTGGATATCTTCAACCGAACCAGTGGCAACACTTTCAATCTGCATCGATCCTTCATACACGCCTACACCAGACATGCGGAAGAATTCGCCTGGCTGATACAGCTTACCTGGCGTGTCGATATTCGGGACCACGACATTCAAGATGAACTTGGTGAATGAATGATCGCCAACTGTGACAGTGATCTGGTCGTTGCCAACGAACTCGCCAACCGGCTTGGCGATCTGCAAACGCAGGACTTCACCTTCTGTGTAATGTTGGATCTTGGCGTCTTCCACGAATGCTGTCATCTTGGAGACAGAACCGTGAGCCGTGCCACCGTCAGTTGCAGCATTCTGTAGGATGTAGAGGAGATCGACATCCGTTAGATCTACGTCGTCCAAGGTCAAATAGATGTAGTTGACTTCACCGTAATTGGCGTTGGACAGCACCAGCATCTTGTCACGCGGATACGTGATAGTGATTGACTGGTCGCCAAACATCAACTTGAAGAGATACTGGAACGACTGAACCGAGCCACGAGACAGGTAGAAGTCCCGCAGGCTGTTCAAGAGCATCGACTTCGGAATTGCGAGCTGACGCTTCAGGATGAAGCCAGCATCACGCAAGATAGCATTCAAGTATGCATCGTTGTCGTTCTCTGGCTTGACGTTGTAGTCGTCAGCATCCAGATTCCTACCCCACTCTGTCAGGATTGACAAGAAGTTCGGAGACGCGCCAGGAAGGGCCTCTGGATCATGCGCCGGATTGTACTCCAACCAGTTGAAGTAGTCTTCCACAAACTGAGCGAACACAGGGTACTGTTCCCGAATATAGTTCGGGAGTCTCGCTGTGATTACTGGTACGACTGACTCTCGTGTCATTGTGCGGTCAAGGTGCAGGTTGTGCTTGCGATTCGGACGATGTTGTTGAGCGAAGTCTTGATGTCAGGATTCAGCGGCTTCGCATAGATTGTGATGACACCCGAGTTTCCGTTGTAGTTTTGGATCGTGGAGAACAGCGGGAGCACAAATCGGATGATGCCCTGATCATAATCCACTGAGCCAATCGCCTGCAAGGTTGGCGATGCCCCATTGGCATCCCTCAGCCAGAGCGCTCCCAATCCGTCGTCTTTCATCTGATACGGGCCATTGAGACCATACAGGATCGGAGACGTCGTGTAGATCGTTCCTGGAACCAACGGATTCGAGAAGGTGATGACATTCGTGCCAGTAGACTGATACAAGACAGTGAAGTTCTTGTGCATGTTCTTGACAGAGAACAGCGTGACAATCGATGGCTCATCATCCATCAGGTAGTTGAGCATGTTGACGTCGGACAGGATAGTTCCGAAGTGGTTCATGACATCAGTGTTGTATGTATCCAGATCCGCCAAGAGGCGTCCCTGGATGATCGAGAGTGTGTCGTTGGTCAAAAGCGTATTCACCTCACCAACCAAGCTGACGTCGACATCGATGAACTCTGGATCCATGAAGAGCAGATCCGTTCCGACGACGCCGAACTTGCCCGAGATCGCATCAGAGATCTGCTGCTTCGCGGTTGCCGTCAGGGCGTCAGAGAACTTTGGCTTGATGGAGAGGAAGACTTTTCCATACTGACGAACAGAATTCTTCTCGCCGCCCCAAACGCTCAAGCTATCGATGTTCCTGAACTTCTCGAGAATGATCGACTGGTAGTCTGATTCTGTCACGATTCGGTTCTGACGCTTCCAAGCGTGTGGAATCGTGAACCTCAGCGACTCGGTGTCCTCGACGTCCATGCCGCCGTATGACGCGGTCGGGACAGCGGGATTGTAGGTGTTGTCCGGAAGGGCGACAGCCGTGACGATCGCGCCAAGCGGCAGAGTGGTTCCCTGAGGGAGCTGGTTGAACTTGAAGTTCTGCGCACCGTTGCCAGACGCTCCGTTGGTGCTGACGTACTTGCAGGTGATGACAGACGTGTTCTGAGGCTGGACGCCGAAGATGTTCTGTCCGAAGAAGATTTGGTAGTTCTGGTCATAGTTGGTCGTCAGGTAGTAAACGAACGAATCCTTGTCTACTTCGAAGATGTCAGCCACAGTCTTGTAGACGTCAGTCAATCCACCGAGTGTCACCGAAACCTTGAGCGTGTCGGTGTCAATGTTCAGGTCTGGGATGATGAATTTCTGATTATCGGTGCTGTTGTTGACCTGGAACTTGTAGGTTGTGTACGCACCTTCGTATACAGTGATTGGCGCGCCTGTGTAGATGTAGACTGGATTGTTCTGGGCATCAAATCCAGATGACTTCTGGTCCAGAGTAGCGTCTTCAATCAGGTTGAATACGCGCTGGTCAGCCTTTGAGTTCGTGGACTTGAGAGAAGATCCAGCAGGGACTACAATGTTCTGGGAGGTTGGATCGTTGGCAACTGGAACAGATACAGATAGTGTGATCTGATTCTGTGAACACTTCTTCGATCCTGGCGTGTATCCTGTGCGCTTTGCGTGCGAGAGCAATGCTGGGCGCGTGTGCGCGGAGTCGGTGAATGACTCATCCATCAGCATCTTGGTGTAGAATCCCTGCATGTGCGTGTTGTACGCCAACAGGTTGACCAGCTGCGAGATACCTGCACCATTGAAGTTGAAATCCTTGTAAGCAGGATTCCCCTTCATGTACTTGATGAAGTTAGCTCGGATCTCGTCGAAGTTCAGGCCCGCGACTGGGAAGTTGTTTACTGATGACATCAGCGTACTCTCGATACGTAGAATGTGAATGTCTCAATCTGAGCCGTGGCCCTAACCAGGATTCGGACTGTGACATTGAAACCGATGCCGCCTGTGCCTACTGTTGTGTCGACACTTTGCAAGACAGCTCTTGGTTCGTATTTGGCGATGAGGAATTCGATTCGCGTATTAAGTGCGGCAGCAGTGAGCTCTGTAGCAGGCTCAAACAACATCTTCTTGATGCTGGAGCCCGCTCCGAAGT